AATTTATGATTTAAATAATAAAGCTCAAAATCTTACATTACCAGTTATTTCAGTTTCTATAACATCTATAGAAAGAGATGAAAGTAGAGTTTTTAATAAAATTGCTGGGATGTATTTACCTATACAAGCCACAGACAATTCTCCTGTCAGGACAGCACAGATAAGGATGCCTGTTCCGGTTAATATATCATTGGCCGTAAGTATAATAGCTCAATATCAAACGGATGTTGAACAAATAATATCCAACTTTATACCATATACAAATCCTTATATTATAATAAGTTGGAAGATTCCTGAAGAGTTTCATTTAGGATACACCAACGAGATAAGGACTGAAGTATTTTGGTCGGGGTCGATGGCATTAGAATATCCTATAGAAGTCACATCAAGTGATAAGGCTAGATTTTCTGCGAATACAGCATTTACAATTAAAGGTTTATTATTTCCGGAAGCTCCAGATGATCCTTATAAAAACATATATTTTATTGATAATAATCTGAAATCCACTTCTAATATTTTATTAAATTTAGAAGATTATCAGTATATGGAAGATAATTCCTATGTTTACGATGCTAAAAATAAAATATTAAATGAAACTTCTACCGCTCATGTTTCTGGATCGCCTTATCTGACCAATATATACAGAAATGTATCATCTGTGATGAAAGAATTATCTGGGAGTGTTGTTTTGGAACAAATTTCTGGCGAAAATATTCATTTGACAGTCTTGGGTAAACGTTTTAATTCGCAATCATATGTTTTATTAAGTTCGGTTAATACAATTAATACATTAAATTTAACTTCGTTTGAATTTACTTATTTTCCGACAATAAGCGGTTATGTGATACCTTGTAATATTTTAAGTGAAAATGTATTAACTTTCGAATTGCCGAATTTGAATATCAATACTCCATTAAATTTAATAGTTGGTAATTCGATTGGATGGTCTGATGTATATTCTATAAATACTCAGATAAATTACGTTACAATTTAATTTTTAAGAATAAATAGGAATAATGGATAATACATTTGACGACGGAAAATCTTCCACATTTGGAAAACAATTGATGACATATGTTATGTCAAAATTGCCATATTCCGGTTTGGATATTGCCGATATGACGGATGAAATTAATCCGAAATACAAATACTTTGAAAATACTGGTGAAAGAAGATCGGAAGTTTTGGCAAAATATTCGGTATCTCAAAATCACGAATATAATAATCAAAGTGTTGGTGATATTACAGCAGATAAGAGATATTCCCAAGTCATGTATGCCAATATCCAAAAGGATAAAGGTGCTAGGGTAAAGGATTATAGGATAATGGCAGCTTTCTCTGAAGTTGCTAAAGCATTGGACGAAATTTGTGATGAAGTTATAAATGTAGATTTAAACACAAATAGTTGCACGGAGCTTAAAATAATTGGTGTCGATTTGTCTGAATTTGAAAATGATACTATTCAAAAGGAGTTTAAAAAATATATATCATATTTTGATTTTGAACATAAAGGATGGTCTTATTTCAGACAACTGTTAGTTGAGGGAGAAGTTTACTGGGAACATATTATACATGAAGAATATAGGGAGGAGGGAATTCTTGGAGTCGTACAAGTTCCTACAGAATTAATCGACCCCGTATTTTCTAATGTTCAAAACATAATGGTAAAGGGTTATTTGTATAGAAAGCCTATATTTGATCCTAAAAATCCAATGAAACAAATAAAAACTGAATTTGTTCCGATGGATAAAAATCAAATAACATACATACATTCTGATGTATGGAATGAAGCTAAAACAATTAGACTTCCTTTTTTGGAAAATGCCAGAAGAGCTTATCGACAATTATCGATGTTGGAAGATTCTATAATAATTTACAGATTAGCAAGAGCCCCTGAAAGGTTGGTGTTTAATGTTGATGTTGGTAATATGCCGCCACCAAAAGCTGAAGCTTATCTCAAGAAATTAATTTCACAGTATTGGTCTAGTAAAACATACGATCCTCAACAAGGCGGAATTGTTCAAAAATTTAATCCGCAATCTATATTAGATAATTTTTGGTTTGCTAAAAGAACTGGCTCAGAGGGTACTCAAGTAAATCAATTGGGTGGAGGTCAAAATTTAGGTCAATTAGATGATTTAATGTACTTTGTTAAGAAATTATATCAAGCTTTAAATGTCCCTACCACTAGATTGGATCCGCAAGATGCTTTTAGGGATGGGGCTGACATGCTTAGAGAAGAATTAAAATTTGCTAAATTTATTGTTCGAATGCAGCAAGGTTTTGCTTCTGGATTAAAAAATGGATTTATAACTCATTTGCAATTAAAGGGATTAATGAAAGAATTTTCTTTGAATGAAAGAAATTTGGATATTGTCTTTAATGTGCCGACAAACTTTTATGAGGTTCGTCAGCAACAAAAAATAGAATTGAAGACATCTACTTTCGGGAATATATCGAACAACCAAAGTGTTTCTCCAACGTATGCCCAAAAGAAATATTTGGGATGGTCTGATTTAGATATTAAAGCTAACAGAGAGTTTTTAAGAAAAGATAAAGCTTTTAATTGGGAATTGCAACAAATAGAAAACTTGGGACCTGATTGGAAAAATGCATTAAAAGCGCAAGCTGATGCTGCTGGGGGTGGTGCTCCTGCTGATGCTGGAGCTGCTGGAGCTGCTGGTGGAGGGGGTGGCGGTGGTGGAGGTGGCATGCCGCCTCCGTTTGCTGGCGGACCAGCTACTGTTGGGGGTGCTGAAGGTGGTGCTCCGCCACCTGAAGGTGGGGCTCCGGCACCAGATATGGGAGGAGCTGCTCCAGAGGGTCCGGCACCTGCACCAGTATAATAAGTTTATCTATGTTTCATAGATAAATAAATATATGTCTTGTGATATTTTAACGCCAATATCTGCTTTTCAGAGTACTAATTTAAATTCTAAAATAGATTCTTTTAATCGTTTAGGGGAAAGAATTGTAAGATCTTTAGGCGCTCCATTAATTTCTGTAGAAATTCATCAAGATCAATTATTTGAAAATATATCACACGCCTGTGAAATGTTTTCTAAATTTGCTGGATATACTAAAGAATATTTAGTATTCGACTCTAACTTGTATGAAAGGGGTAAAGGTATTAGATTAGATGTATTATACACATTAAGCAATCAAACTTTATCATTAAAAGATAAATTAGCGCATCAAACTACATCGACATCAACATCTCCGTATTTAAAAGTTCCGCAAAAAGTTTATATTGTATCTTGTCCACTAACAGGCGCTGTATTTTTAAATAATCCGGAATTATCCGCAAACTTTACTTTGGATTTGCAAAAAAATCAGATATTTGACAAGTCAACTTATGATTTATTAAATTCCTCCTTAGAATTATCGAACTTTTTTACAAAAAGTTCAACTAGTTATATAGGTGTTACTGGATATCATACTGCATTGAATCAAATTCCAAGATCTGTATTTTCTGGAGATTCTAATTTATATTCAAAATATACTAATGGAATTTTATTAAATCAGGAATTGAATGATGCGGATTATGCTCAAATTTCTTCGTACACAGTAAATTTTGCAATATCCAATTTTTTTGTTATCGGAACGGATTATACTATTACATACAATATAGTAAGTCCATTAATTAAAGATATATTTTTGGATAATCAAATTTTGTCATCGTTATATGGTGATGGTATCGAATCGCTATCATCAATAACCGATCTACAATTTAATTATATTTCTTCTAATTTAACAGATATATCATTTAATTATTTTGTATCATCATTTAATATATCATCTTATGAAGTAAGTCCATCTATATCTAGTAATATATTTTCAAAATATGAAAATTTAAGCTCTGAATATCCTGATGGGATTATTGATAATCGAGTTATAGCTCAGAGTGCTTTAGATTTAATTAATGCGGAAACAAATCCCGGAATTCCTATTAATTTATTTTTTGAATTATCCGTTTTATCTTCGTACAATAGTGTTAACGATATTCCTAAAGAATTATTTTTAAATAATCCTAGTCTGTCCGACATATATGGAACTGAAGGTATTATTATTGATAGAAATTTTTCAAAAACCGATTTTGATAATTTGATATCAAATCAACCCAATTTAACTTTAAATTATTTTTTATCTTCTGAAGTTTTGTCTTCTTATTCCATAAGTCCTGCAATGTCTAGTAATATATTTGCGGGTTATCCAAGTTTAATAACTGCATTTGAAAATGGGTTTGCTGATAATCAAATAGTCCCTCAAAGTGCTATTGATTTAATTAATACCGAAGTCACACCGGGATTCCCATTGAATTTGTTTATCGAATTATCTGTTGTATCTTCATACAATAGTATTAATAACATTCCTAAAGAATTATTTTTAGAAAATCCAAGCTTGTCCGATGCTTATGGCACTTTTGGCATATTAACGGATACAAATTTATCAAAAACAGATTTTGAAAATTTAATATTAAATCAACCAAACCTAACATTAAATCATTTTCTTTCTTCGGAATTTGATGCGTTTTTGGGAGAAACGATATACACGGTAACCACACCAATAATAAGTTCGATAATAGAAAATTATCCATCATTATTCTCAACATATTTTGATGGTCTGACTGCTGGTTTGATTTTGAGTACAACAGAATATGATACTATTACCAGTACTATAGATCCCGGATTTGATATTAATTATTTCTTTTCATTATCAACAGTATCCTCTTGTAATGTTGTTAATAGTATACCTGCCGATTTATTTTTAGATATAGAAAGTTTATCTGCCGAATATGGAGTTGCCGGATTAATATCTCCAACTTCATTGGATGTGTCGCAGTATAACAATATAAGTTCTAATATTAATTTTTTACACTTTAGATATTTTTATGATTTATATGAAACTAATACTCTTTACACAGTAACTACGCCAATAATCAGTTCGATAATAGAAAATTATCCATCATTATTCTCAACATATTCTGATGGTTTGACTGCTGGTTTAATTTTAAATCAAACTGAGTATAATTCTATTACAAGTGTAATAGACCCCGGATTTAATACTAATTATTTCTTTTTATTATCAACAGTATCTTCTTATAATGCGGTTAATAGCATACCAGCAAATGTATTTTTAGATAATCCTAGTTTATCCGATCTATATGGATCGACTGGAATAGCGACGCCATCATCATTTAATGTAACGGATTACGAATATATTTCTACGAATTTAAATAGTATTCCGTTCTCATATTATTATCAATACGATCATATAGATACATATTATTCTGTCGTAACTTCAATATCTAGTGAAGTATTTGCTGGTTATAGTCAATTATCTTCAGTATATCCAAACGGAATTGAAATCGGTACAATATTATCCCAGTACGAATATAACTTTATTACATCAGAGACTTCAAATTCGTTTGAATTGTCTGATTTCTTTAAATTATCATCGACACCATATCAAATACATACATGCACTACATCATTATGCCCAATATTATTTGAAACGTCTCCAGTATTGAGTAGTGTATATACACAAGGAATATCGGCAGATTCTGTTTTTGAAGATTCTGAATACTCAGTATTATCATCTAATTTAAATACTAATTTAAATAACTTCTT